GCGGCAAGTGTGCCGGGGGTGGTGTTGATAGTCGTCGCTGGCGCTGTCGCTACCGTGGTGAATGCCACGCTCACAGCTGCCGCCGCATTGACGTGCAGTTCCTGGCCGTCAAAGATCGGAGCCGGGAACGTCAAAGCAAAGGTAGTGTTGACCCCGTTCAGGATCACATTTCTAACGCCTGCCGAAGCGGTACCGCTCGCACCACTCGTCAGTATCTGCTTAGCCGATGTGCCCGCAGCCCCCATGGAGCGCCATACCGAACCGTCTGAATACTGCCAGCCCACGTCCTGACAGAACGCGGCTGACCCGATCTGCTGGGCACTGGCAGGATAGGTCGCCTGCAAGTTCGCATAGGTATCGAACTGGCCGATAGACGGAATGAACGGGCCTAGTCTTGCGGTATAAGTCATACAATCCTCAAAGAAAAGGGGCGGTTGCGGTCCCGCCCCAATCCATTAGGCACAACCGACCACTTTCGCGGACGACTGCTGGTTCCGAGCAACCAAGGTGCACTCTGTGATGATCTGGTACTTGGTACCGTCACCCGTGCGAGCCAGTTCCCGAGCCATCGGACGCCGCAGGAATGCGATCGCCCAGTAGTTAGGATCAAGGCACAGCACGTTCTGATCGCGCATATAGCGATGCAGAACCACCGTATGCCGCCCGAAGTCGCTCACATAGACGTTTGCCGCACCGATGATCGGTGACTGCGTGGCAGCGTCCACGTTCACGAAGCGCGTCGCGATGCTGGTGAAAGCATCGATAAGCGCCTTGTTCTTCGCGGTGCAGAGGATGACCGACGGATCACCACCGTTCGACCACGCACCCTGGAGCGCGAGGTTAAGAGCGGTAACGGTCAGCGTGTTAGCCGTGCCGTCCGTGACCTGGGTCGTCGGGATACCCGACGCAGCACCAGGGGTCGTCGCAACCGTGCTGGTCGAGATCGTGACGGCATTTGAAGCCGTAACAGTCGTGCCAACCAGAACGTTGCTCAGATACCCGTTGATCCATTCCTCGATACCGGCCATCGTGCGGCCCGTACCCGAGGCACCAGCGGACGCGAGAGTGTTACGCGTAATGGCATATTCCATATCGCGCTTGAGTTCACGCATCTTGACCATGGCGCCGCGCGCCACTTCAGAACCACGGCCAGCCTTCTTAACGGCCTCCAAGGTGTCGGACACCAGGAAGGTCTTGGAAAGGATCTGGAGGTAGTTACCGAAGCGAGCCGGCGAGGTCAGTGAGGTGAACGAGGCATCGTCACCTTCCACCCCGATGTTAGTGGCAGCAGCCGCGAGCTGCTGAGCGAGCCATTCGTGCGTGGTGGCAGTCGCCTCGACCTTATCCAGGTTCGAGACCGCCCACGTATCTTCTGGGAACAAGTCCCAAATCACGTCTTCAAGGTCTTCACGGACGCCGCCGCCCGAGCTAACGCCGAAGACGTTAGTGGTATTAGTAAGCTGAGTCATTTAGTTTCTCTTGGCGAATACGCCGACCATGCGTTCCTCAATCAGATTGGCTTTCTCGCCGCTCGTGACTGCTTTCTTCATGGCCTTAGCGAAGTTGAATTTGTCGATAACCTGTTGGGGCATCCTTTCAGTGGACGCGCCGGGTTTAACGACTTTATTGGTGACGGTATCGACGGCTTTCGTCGTTCCTGCCCTCACCTTGGCAAACTGCGAGGCTTCCCAAAGTATCTTTGCACTTCTCGGATCGAGCAGGACGTTGTCGATCTCCTGGTCACTGAGACCGTGCGTTTGGGCGTGAGCCCTAATCGCTTTGTCGGTTTCCTCATTGAATCCCGGGATGGACTTGGCGGCCAGCTCACGAGACTTAGCCCGCAGCTCTGTAAAACGTGTCTTCATGTCCTCAGAGAACTTCGCGCGCTTGTCCTGAACTGACTGCTTCAGGTTGTCGCGCTCGTCCTTGATGACGTCAATTTCGTGTTTCTGTCTGAGCATCTGGTCGGTATTCATGGCCGACCAGTCGATATTCTTTACCCTCGAGAGATACGCATCGCGTAGTGCGATCTCCCGCAGTTCCTCGGCCACGGACGACTCAAAGGCCGTCTGTAGCTGGCCCTGCTGGCTCAGCTCCCGAGCCTGCTCGAGCGTCTTGCGCTGCTCTGCAAGCTCCTGCGTCTTCTGGGTGTAGTCCTTATGCTGCATAAAGGCATCTTTGAGCTTCGAGGGGAGCGAGTATTTCGCCCCATCGAGTTCAAGCTCGAAGATGTCTTCCGTAATCGGCGCATCGGCTACGGTCTCAACGCCATCTGCAACCTTTTCTGCCTGCCTCTCGGCCTCTTGGGAGGGGAAGCCGAACTTAGCGGCCATCTTGTCTTGTAGGGAAGCCGGTGCGGGAGCGTCGAGCGAATCAGACATTTATCACCTGAAAAGATTGCGGAGGGGGTTGTTGCGGCGAGCCTCAAGCTCTGCCACGTTGGCCTGAACTAGCTTTCCGCGTTGAATTGCGGCGTCTAATTCGCCTTTTAAAGCATCCAATAACTTTACACAGCGTCTGAAGTCCTCAGCCGAGGCTGAGTCATCGATCTTGACTGCCAGCATGGCGTCCACTAAGCGCTGCCTGACCGCGTTGTAGGCGTCTATGTAGGCGGGACTATCAAGGACGGACTTTGCATGGCCGGCCTTGCTGAGGATCTCTGTATCGGTCATTCGGTACCTATTACGCGGCCCATGTGGTCTTTAACGGCCTTGTGCGAGGCGAGAACCTTGCCTGACTCGTGATCTACGATGTCCACGCCCTCTATCGCGCCGGTCTTCGGATGCTTTCTCACGACCCTTTTGCCGGTCGCGATCTTCACGGCCTTGTTTACGGTTGCAAATACGTCATTCATCTGGTTTCCCAGCGCTCCGATGTCTTGGGCATGCTGGTTGATAGCCTGGTGCGTAGCCTCAAGATTTGTTCCGACAGACTTAACGCCGTCAGTCGCAGCGGCAAACTGGGCGGATACGGCGTTAACAGCCACGTCGTGATGGGACTTGAGGGTTTGCAGGGCCATGGCGTGGTCATGCTCTTGAGCGGCCCGCAGTAGCTGTACGCCAACGTTGGAGTCGATTGCATACTTGTCCGTCTGGGCCTTCAGTTGAGACTCAGAGTCACGCTGGAGGATGTCGGCGGCCTTCATGGCCTTCTGAGCCTCAGAGCTAATCAGCTCCTTCTGGATCGCCTCAGGCGGCTGCGGAGGCGGCTGCGGGATCATCTTAGGATCAGTCCAGAACTCGCCCGGACTTGAGAAGTCAGCGGCCTTCGTGATCTCGACCAAGGTGTTGTAGAGGTTCTCCGGCGTACATACCGGAATCTTCATTTCCATCGTTTCGATCTGCTTCTGGGCGATCAGCATGAGACGCGCTAACTGGGCATCCCTGTTGCCGGCGCTGAATGCCACGCAGATTTTGAACTTGTTGCGCTTCTTCCATGCGCCCGGATCAACGTCAACCCACTGGCCCTTGAGCTGGATGGTCTGGCGCTTGTGCCCCATCTTGAGCACTTGCTCATGGACGATGGAGAACAGGTCCTCGATAGCGAACGCGAACACGGGGGCTATCTGAACGACTCGTTCAGCGGCCATCGTGGAGAGCTGGTTTACAACGCCAGGCTGGATGTTCGACAGCTTGGAGTTATCAATACCCTGGAAGTTGTTATCGACCCCAGTGCGGCCCTTGCGCACCTGGTCCATGAACGCCATACCCTCGAGCGCCTGGGGCAGCACGAAGGGATATTCCTCGGAGCGGATCTGGTTAATGTCGGTAGCCTGGATCAGGCCACCGGGACGGCTAATCAGCGCGTCCTCAACGCTCACAAAGGCGGGGTTGATGACCTTCTGCGGGTTGAGCGACAGGTAGAGGCTGTTCAAGCCTCCGCGGAGAATGGAGGTTTTAATTCTCTGAATATCCATGGTCTGGTCAGCCATGGAAAGGCCCAAGTGACGGTGCGGCAGCGGTGTAGCAACACCCGAAGCCACCGGGATGCGGCTGACTTCTTCCTTGTAGATGATCCTGCGACCCACGCGAAGGATCTGGAGCAGCTCAGCAACGCCATCACCGTCAGCATCCACCCGAATCCAGATCATGCGCGCCTTGACGCGCCGCATTGAGGGATCTGTGGGCTTGTAACGCTCTAACCGACGCTCGCCAAACTGGTCGCGGGCGTAGTCTTCCTGAGTGTAAAGCTCAGGGTCGTCCGCAATGTCCGTGGGGATGTCGAAACCCTGCTCACGCAGCTCAGTGAGGGTGGTTTCTTCCCAATACTCGAAATAGTTGCACTGCTCGTCAATGCGCCACGAGAACGCCCGCTGATCTACCTTGACCCGCTCCGGGGGCAGCGTGCGGATGCAAAGGTCGTCATCCGACTGCGTGCGCCTGATGGTGACATCCCACAGCATTGCTGGGGTAGTCATCGGCTGGCCATTCTCATCCACAATCGGCTCACCCTGCGGCCCTAAGACCGGATCAGGCGGCAGGTCAGGCGCCGGATACTGCTGTGACTGGATGATCGTCACGCCAGGGTCTTGGAGCAGGAAGGACACGCCTTCCTTGGTCTGCTTCTCGTACTTCTCGATGTCTACTTTGCGGCGCTTGTCGCGGTAGACCAGAAAGTAGGCGTTTTTCGTGAGTAAGGCATCAGTAGCCCACTCGAGAAACAGGCTGAACCAGTCGTGCTTCTGAGTAACGAGCCAGTTGAGATATGCGGCCTCCTGCTTGGCCTGCGCCTCGTCCTGTTCATTGTCTGGCTGCAACGTCACAACGTCATCGCCGTTGGCGAAGATGCGACAGAGCGAGGGCAGCGTGCTCTGTACCGTCTCGAATACGGTGCGGTCTACGACGTTTGACTGACCCTCAGGGGCCGGATCTACGTTCTTCCCAAGGTACAGGTCAATGCTTAGGGCGCGTTCGTTCGACAGGCCAGCGGTGAGGTTAGAGAGGTTCGACCCATAGGCTCTGTTGTCAGAGTCATCAATAGCCGCACAGAGCGCGGTATCGTCCATGGGCTTTACAGCAGAAGTAGAAATGTGTCCTCGTCCTCATCCCGGCGTTTACCGAGTTCCATCAACATCGCTATTTCAGCGTCCCGTAACGCCGATTCGTATATCGCTTCAATCTCTTTCCTGACCTCGAGCACCAGTTCCCTAACCGGCGCGTTGCCCGTGATCTTGGGTAGCGTGATCTTAGGTTTCTTGGGCGCTTTCTCAGTCGCGGCACGCGCAATCTCCATTGCGTGCTTCCGCGCCAGGTCCTTGGCACGGTTAAGCAGGTCTATGGCCTGCTGTAGGCTAGGAGTTACAAACTCCTTGCCATCAACCTTGATGATGTACTGGTAGGCCCGGATATTCCGGCCTGCCGGCGTCTCTGTAACCGCAGGGGTTACGACATCCCCACCGCTAGCCGTGATCTGCCCGGCGGCGAATACAGCCTGGATACCCGTCAGCGATACGGTGACATCGCCGAGAGGCGTTAGGGTCCCACTGGCAGAGGC